GTGCTCTAGTGCAGTGTCGTAAAAAAGGTGCGGCCAACTGGGGTAACAAGAGCAAGAAATGAAGATAGTAGAACTACAGGAAAACGCTGACAGAGAATATGTAAATCTTCCAAAAGAAGATATAGAAAGATTGCGACAGAAGTTCCTACCTGACTGGGAATACAAAGATAACAGCCTACAGAAAAGATATAAATTCGAAGACTACTTTGAAGTAATTGAATACCTAATCAATACAATCAAGCCACAAGAAAAATTAGATCACCATGCTGACCTAGGTATCTTTTATGACGAAGTGTTAGTAAAAGTATACACTCACAGGACAAACGATGTAAGTGATTATGACTTCATGGTTGCCATGCAGATGGACATGATTGCTAAAATGAAACACGGTGCAATCAATCCAAACTATGACCTATCAGCACTTGTCGACGAAGGAACAAGATGTTGGAAAGGCTATGTGCGTAAGGGAATGAAAACAATGTTTGGCAAACGTGTGCCCAACTGTGTCAAGAGAGAACACGTTGACTTCTGTGTAAACTGCCATGGACTTGTATTACATGAATCACTTGACGAGAACCTTAAGAAATGGTTTAAACAGAAGTGGGTAAGAATGGGTCCTAAAGGTAAAATCAGAGGTGCATGTGGAGGTAAGAAGAAAGGTGAGGGCAAACCAAAATGCTTACCACTCGCAAAAGCAAGGGCACTTGGCAAAAAAGGCAGGGCAAGTGCGGCACGTAGGAAGAGAAGAAAAGATCCAAATCCAGATAGGCGTGGTAAAGCGATAAACGTCAATACCAAGAAGAAAAAAGCAAAAAAATAATTTGCATTGATACTAAATCTGTTATATACTGTTGACAACAACAGGAGAAACAAATGGCAGTAAGAAACTTCAATGAGGCTGAAAAGCAAAAATTAGTACAGATCATCTCACAAGGCTCACAGGTGCTTGGCGAGGTAGAGGACTTAAAAGCAGGTCTGAAAGACACAGTAAAAGCGATAGCAGAAGAACTAGAACTAAAACCAGCATTGATCAACAAGGCGATATCTGTTGCACACAAAGGCAACTACCAGAACATCGCAGACGAGATGGACACGCTGGAGAGCATACTAAACACAGCCGGCAAACTTTAATGCTAGACAAAGTCAGATTATTCTGGCTTCGTAGTTTTGAAAGTGATAGGACAGCGTTCTATTTCGAACTGGTCAGTTTCATTTTCACAGTAGGAGCCAGCCTAACACTTGCGATAACGGCCGCAGACCCAGACATGACTATAATCTATCCAGGATTCTTCATAGGAGCGATTACCCAATGTTATGCGGCTTATAGAAGGAACGCCGCTTTCGTGATGATGATAACTGGTTACTTCTCAATCATAAATGTCTACGGGTACGGCGTGGCAAGTTATTGGTGGTAAGATGAGTTACATAGACGCACTATACAAAAAAGACGAAGACAAGATTTATGTCGTAGAACGTGATCCTAAAAAAGGTCGTGTGTTCGTTGAATACGACGCAAGGTACGTGTTCTACTATCCAGATGCAAGGGGCAAACACAGAGGCATGACAGGCGAGCCTTTGCAGAGAGTGATCTGTCAAACTAACAAAGAATTCATAAAAGAGCAACGTATAAGATCAAACAAGCAACTTTATGAACACGATATCAATCCAGTGTTCAGATGTTTGGAAGAGAATTACTTGGGTAAGGAAACTCCAAAACTGAACGTTATGTTTTTTGATATCGAGGTGGACTTCGATCCAGATCGAGGATATTCCACAACAGATGATCCGTTCATGCCCATTACTGCCATAAGTTGTTACATGAGCTGGACGGATCAACTGGTTACACTTGCAGTTCCTCCCAAAACCATAAGCATGGCAGACGCAGAAGAACTAACAAAGAGATTTGATAACACAATGTTGTTTGAGAAAGAAAAAGACATGCTTGACGCTTTCCTACAACTTGTCGAGGACGCGGACATACTGTCTGGTTGGAACAGTGAGGGATATGATATTCCATACACCGTTGGTAGAATACAGAAAGTGTTGAGTGGTGATGACACAAGGAGATTGTGTTTCTGGGGTGAGAAACCTAAGAAGAGGGTGTTTGAAAAATACGGTAGAGAACAGTTGAGTTATGACTTGGTAGGACGTGTACACTTGGACCTACTTGAACTATACAGGAAATACACATACGAGGAAAGACACAGTTTTAGATTAGATGCCATAGGTGAACATGAACTAGGCGAGAAGAAAACTGTGTATGAAGGGTCACTTGATAATCTTTACAAAAATGACTTTGGATTATTCATAGAATACAACAGGCAAGATACGGCACTTCTGGCAAAACTGGAGAAGAAACTAAAGTTCATAGAACTTGCCAATGAGATTGCACACCAGAACACGGTATTACTACAGACAACAATGGGTGCCGTTGCAGTGACCGAACAAGCGATTGTAAACGAAACACATAGACGTGGTATGCAAGTACCAGGTAGGAAATACAAGAAAGAAGGTGAAGAGAATCAACCAGCGGCGGGTGCCTACGTGGCAACTCCAACGAAAGGCATACATGACTGGATCGGTTCCATCGACATCAACAGTCTATATCCAAGTGTGATTAGGGCACTGAACATGGGGCCTGAAACAATAGTGGGACAGATACGTCCTGTAATCACGTCAGCAGAGATAAACAGGGCAAAATCACAGAAGAAATCATTTGCGGCGGCTTGGGACAGCCAGTTTGGAAGTTGGGAGTACCAGGCAGTGATGAATCAAGAGAAGGGCACAGAGATAATAGTTGACTGGGAAGACAAGACCAGTGTGCGTATGAGTGCGGCACAACTGTATGAAGTCATATTTGATGGCAACAACAAATGGATGTTGAGTGCAAACGGAACAATATTCACTTATGAATATGAAGCAATCATTCCAGGACTACTGAAACGTTGGTACGCAGAACGTCAAGAAATGCAACAGAAAATGCGTGAGTGTGGCGACAACGAGATCGAGCGAGAGTATTGGGACAAGAGACAACTTGTGAAAAAGATTAATTTGAACAGTCTATATGGTGCGATATTGAATCCAGGCTGTAGGTTCTTTGACATACGTATAGGACAAAGTGTAACACTAACTGGTAGGTGCATTACAAAACACATGGCCAGCAAGGTAAATGAAATTGTTGCAGGCACGTATGATCATAAGGGCGAGAGCGTGGTGTACGGTGACACTGACTCTGTATACTTCACAGCACACAACACACTGCAAAAAGAAATAGACGAGGGAGTGATACCATGGACGAAAGATTCTGTTGTCTCACTCTATGACAAGATATCTGACGAAGTAAATGGAACATTCAAAGCATTCATGACAAAAGGATTCCATTGCCCTAGCACACGTGGTGAGGTCATTAAGGCAGGTAGAGAACTGGTTGCGTCCAAAGGCCTGTTCATTACAAAAAAGAGATATGCGGTGCTGTACTATGACAAGGAAGGCAAACGTACAGACACGGAAGGCAAAGAGGGAAAAGTCAAGGCAATGGGCCTCGACCTTAAACGTTCAGACACTCCGGTGTACGTACAGGACTTCCTGAGTGAGATCTTGTACATGGTGCTGACGGGTAAGACTGAGAAAGAGGTGCTTGACAGGATAAGCGAGTTCAGGGCAGATTTCAAAGCAAGGCCAGGTTGGGAGAAAGGTTCACCTAAGAGGGCAAACAACATGACCAAGTACACCGAAGAGGAAGAGAAGAAAGGCAAGACAAACATGCCAGGACACGTGAGGGCAAGTATGAACTGGAACAAGTGCAGGGAGATGTATGGCGACAAGTACTCAATGCCAATCACGGACGGTGCTAAGGTTATTGTTTGCAAGTTAAAAAGCAATCCATTAGGTTACACGAGTATTGCATATCCAGTGGATGAAATGCGTATACCAGAATGGTTCAAGGAATTGCCATTCGATGGTGATGCAATGGAAAGCACAGTCCTCGATCAAAAGATTGATAACCTTATAGGTGTGCTGGACTGGGACGTGCAGAGTACAGAGACCACAAACACATTCAACAAACTTTTTGAATTTTAATGTTAAGCATAGAAGAGATTAAATTGTTGATAGAAAAACTTGAACGTGTCAAGAAAGAGGACTTTCAGGAATTGATAGATACAAATTTAAAGATCCTAAAGGATTTGGAATTCGCCGTTGATGCAAACAACAAAGAAGTCATAGATAGATTAGATAAGACGCCAGAATGGTTCATGAAAGATCTTGAGCAGAAGAAAAAGATTCCTAATGTTGATTCCGTACTTGCTAGACAGATACAGACCAAGATATACCAGTTTGCAAAAACAAACATATACAACAGCCTAGAAATAGGACCAGGCAATGGCATGTTCTCTTTGGATTTTAAGGCATGGAGAATGAAC